GCCGTATCAGGAACATTCGGAGAGCACTGAGGAATGTTCGCATTGAGGAGCTGAATGCTGTCGACATCAAAGATAGGGCGGGGGAGGTTCACCTGAAAAGTCGTGAAGCCGTTCGTCGTCTGGCTCAGGTTCACCGCATTCGCCGAGCTAATCGTCAGGAGGGTAGGCTGGTTGAGTATGGAACGAAAGACCTTGAAGGCAGGGATCATTCCCCTCTCCTGCTCAGCCTCCATCTCGTCAACAAGCTCATTGAGAGCTTCCATCGTTTCTTATCTTACTACAAGACAAACCTATCGCAAGATGCCTCGCAAGACTGACTTCCAGGTCGGTATGGAGGCTGTGCTCAACAACCCCAAGACCTCCTTCCTCCACTCGCCTAAGGTGTTTCACGAACTATACAACGAGTCAGGTATGACCATGTCGGCGATGATGAAGCACATCGGTCGTCGCACCAAGGCGAACAAGAATGCGAAACACGAGAAGACGGACGAGGAGAAGAGCGAGGAGCGGATAAAGAAGATGGAAGAGACGACGAAATAATCGTGCTAAGAAGTATAACCAGCTCCAATGTCGTTCCTCAACCAGTCTGGCGACCTTAATCCCTTCACCGAGGTCGTCCCCAACTCGGCGCAGTTCGGCGCTCCTGAGCGGTCGTCTATCCTCACACAGCGCCGTCGTGCTCGTGTGATTCCGCAGACGGGCACCAGCTATGGCTCCGTCTCCGCTGGAACGGGTGCGGGTGGTAGTCAGATCCAATTTCTCGTGGCGGACCAGGGTGGGCTGATTGATATGCGCTCTATCGTGGTGAACTACACGATCTTCACCTCGGGTACGGTCCTTGCTGACGATGGGCACCCGTTTATGACGGTCCAGGCTCTCGTCAATGGTCAGTTGGCGGAGCAGATCCAGAACGCCCCCAAGGTCTCCAATCTCGAAATGGCGATTGGCGGGAGCAAGACCTATTACCAGACGGCAGGATCTTTCCAAGGTTTCGAACTTCTTAACAATGATTTAGTGACGAATGTGCCCTCGTCCTCCACGACAGCGTCCATTACGGCGTGGGGCTATGCGTCGGGTAATGCGCCTTCCATCCAGGTCCGCTGTGCTCGTGCCTCGAACGCCATCTTTAACAACATCGCTGGTGAACAGCGGTCCATCCCGCTCGGTCTCATCATGGGTCTCGGACGGATGCGCCAGTATCTTCCGATTTCTCTTATCGGCGAACTCGCTTTCATCTTCATCACGGGTCAGGCTTCCGATGTGCTGTTCAACACGGCATCGACGACCACGGGTGATTACTCGCTGTCCCAGGTCTCGCTGGAGTATGATGTGGTGGTCCCGTCTCCCCAGTATCTTCAGGTGCTCCAGAAGGTCGCCATGGAGGACGGTGCGGGTCTGGTGATGCCCTACGAGTCGACGATCGTGACCACGGGCGGTGTGATTTCTGCCTCGTCGTCGTCTATTACGGAGAACTCGCTGATTGTTTCTCGTGCGACGAACCATCTTCTTCGTGCGTTTGTGGTCCAGGTTCCTCAGGCGCTCACCTCGTCCATTAACTTCCCCGCCCAGTCTTGCTTCTCTCACGCAGGGCTCTACAGCTTTCAATTTCGGGTGGGGAGCCAGGTTTATCCGCAAATCGCCAGTCAGGGCGACGCATCGATGTTCAACACCTCTCTCCTGGCGTATGGTGCGCCCGACAACGAGAACGGCTCTACGACGAACCGTGTGCTGTTCGGCAACTCGACGAACGGCGCTACGGCGGGAACCCCTGCGGTGTATGAGACGGCTGAGGCTTCGTCCTCGGGCACGACGAAGTTTGCGTATGCCGACCGCTGTGCCGTTGGATACGGCTTCCAGACGGTCAAGGGTGCCTCGGAGCCGATGATGGTCGATGGTATTTCTCTTGCGGGAGCCAGTGGTTCTCAGCTGATAGTCTCGCTTCTGTCCGCACCCGCCGTTGCCTACACGCCCTATGTTATTCTTACGGCGCTCCGTTTCATCAAGGCGAATGGCGGGGCTGTGGCGATTGTCGGCGCTTAAGACAAATGACCCCCGAGACTTACAAGAACAAGTTCAACAAGAAATACGGGTTCGATAAGGATGCCTCGCACACCGTCGCTGAGATTTCTAAGCTGACCGGATACAAGAAGTCGGGACTGGATGTGATCATCTCGAAGGGCAAGGGGGCATATTATTCCAATCCCCAATCGGTTCGACCCTCCGTCCACTCGCCTCAGCAGTGGGCACAGGCACGGCTATACTCTGCCGTCATGGGAGGCAAGGCTTCCCGTGTTGATGCTCATCAGCTATTTAAAACTAAATAATCATATACATAAACAATGGACGCACCTACACCTCAGGTGACGACGACGACAACCACCCTGACCCCAGCGGAACGGCACTACGCTCAAATGCGCCAAGCCCAAAAGAACTACTATCGTCGTCTTCATCCTAACCCTCGCCCCCGGGGTCGTCCTCCAAAGAAACCAGAAACTTCCATAGAAAACGGAAGTTCGTCCGCCCAGTCATAAAATAATATAAGTATATAGCAAAATGTCTACCCATACCCAGCATACGCATACTCTTCTTGCTTCGTGGTCAGCCGACATGTCTATCACGAAGGAGGAAATCATCGATGTTGATGCCCTCAACATTCTCGTCAAGAACGATGATGTGAGCAAGGACGACCAGGCGAAGCTCCGAGCCATCAAGCGAAAGCTCGTCTCAGGTCGATACTTGGAGAGCACCTACAAGCTGGGCAAGAGCGTCAAGGCAGGTGATACGGACCTGGGTCGGCTCTGCGTCCTCAAGGGCATCGGTCTTCAGATGCTCCCTCGTGAACTGCGCTCCGCTCTGGCGAAGAGGAACTACTGGGACATCGACATCGCCTCCGCTCAGCCCTCGCTCTGTGCTCAGCTCTGCGAGAGATACGGCATCGACACGACTTACCAGAAGGAGTTCCTCGAGGCTCGGGACAAGTATCTCGATGAGTTGGGTGAGCATCTCCAAGCCGAGAGGTCCACCGTCAAGGAGCGTATCAACGCCCTCTATTTCGGAACCGTCTCCGCCTGTAATGGTCTGCCTTCGTTCTTCAGCGAGAACCTCCAGCCTGAAATCCTTCGTGCCAGGAAGCTCATCATCGCTCATGAGGATTGGGCTGACTCCTTGAAGTTCCTCAAGAACAAGCAGAACCGGGAGGGCTCGTCCTTCGCCTATGTACTCCAGACCATCGAGCGCACCTGCCTTCTGGAGATGGACAACTCACTCAATCGGCATAAGAGGTCCCTCGATGTGTTCATTCATGATGGAGGGCTCGTCCGCAAAACCGAGGGCGAGACCCAGTTTCCCGAGGGTCTGCTTCGTGCGGTCGAGGACGAGGTTCGTAAGATGACGGGATACTCCATCAAGCTTGTTGTAAAGCCTCTCGACCATGGCTACGATTTCGATGACGACGACAACTATCAGAAGATCAAGTCCGACTTTGAGACGCATACGGCGAAGTTGATGACCCCTGCTTGTTATATCGACTTGCGAACTATGATGTTCGTTAATACGCAGGACCTCCTTCATCGCTATTCCAACAAGCATCTCGACGGACAGCTGTTCCTGAGCAAGTGGAAGGCTGACCCTCATATCCTCACCTACGACAACATCGACTTCCTGCCTGGTCTTGAGGCTCCTCCGAATGTCCTGAACCTCTGGCGTGGGTTTCCTTGCGAGGCGAAGGCGGGTGATGTGTCGGTCATTCGTGATATTCTTGGTCTGATTTGCTCTCGCAACCAGGAGCAGATGGACTATGTCGAGAACTACTTCGCTCACCTGTTCCAGAAGCCGTATGAGAAGCCTGGTGTGTGTATCGTCGTTCACAGCGAGGAGGAGGGCGTAGGCAAGGACACCTACTTCGATTTCGTCGGCAGTATCCTCGGGCGATACTTCATCAACACAGCCGAGCCTGAGAACAGCGTCTTCGGTCGGTTCAACTACCAACTCGCACAGACGCTCCTGGTCAAGATGGAGGAGGGCAACTTCGATACGAACAAGTCCAACCAGGACAACCTCAAGTCCCTTATCACTTGTAAGCTCAAGACCTACGAGGAGAAGGGTAAGCCCCTGATGACCCTCAAGTCCTTCACCCGAACCGTAATGACGACCAATAATCCCGTCCCTGTCGTGCTCAGCGATACGGCTCGTCGGTTCATGATGCTCAAGGCTTCTCCGGAGCGTCGGGGAGACAAGCAGTTCTGGACGCAGGTCCACGAGATACTTGCGAAGCCCGAGAGCATGTCCGCCTACTACGATTATCTGCTGAAGCGAGACATCAGCAAGTTCAACCCTCGGGACATTCCCGACAGCCCCTACAAGAACGAGGTCATCACCGCTCTTCGTCCTCATTCAGCCGTGTTCTTCCAGGGCATCTGCGAGAGTGTGGCTCAGCCGACGATTGAGTGGAGGGCTCGTGACCTGTTCAACGCTCTTCGTGAGGACGAGCGGACTAAGTATCCTCTCAACGAGCACCGCTTCGGTCGGGAGATGCGTAAGTATATGCCTACGATGACCAAGACAGAGAGGAACGACGGAAATCGTTATGGGTTTGTGATTGAGGACATGGTCGCCTTCCTCAAGCAGAAGAACTGGTGGGTGGAGCTTTGAGGGGGTGATAAGGAGCTTCGAAGCCCCACTTTAACTCCCAGCCATATAAAATAAAAAACCAATCCAAATGAAGTGGTTTTTTGTTGCTCAATAAAATAGGACAAAAGCTCCACTACCTCCACTATCCTCCACTGATATTTCTTTACTATACTATCCTAACCTAAATAGATAAGAGAAGTAGAGTATAGAAAGAGGAAGGACGGGTGGAGCTTATGGTGGAGCTTCCTAAAAAGGTGGAGCTTTCAGTTTTGTCCGTGTATGGTCGCCCAGGCTTGATGGCTCTTGCTGTTAAGGTGTGTGTAGTTCGAGATGCGCTTGAACACCGCACCGCACGGACAGGTCATCATATCGCTATTCTTCTCCCTGTACCGACGATTGTATTCCCGCATCTTCTCAGTATTATCCTTCGGGGGACGAGTGAAGTCCACATGGCGACCCTCGGCGTGAATGGATTCCTTACACCCACATTCGCACTTAGGCATCTTTGATATTCTTGTTCTTCTCTGGAATAAGATTATCCCAGACAAGACATAAATGAGCGAGATTGAAACTTTTGAGAATGAGCGTTCGCTGGTGGAGGAGATGCGGAAGCTCCCTGACTTTGCGTCCTTTGTCTTCCCGTCGAGCTGGTATAAGAAGTACGATATTCCACTCCCTACGGCTGTGAACCCTCGTGAGTTCATGAAGAGCAACTATCCGATGGTATGTGCCTCGGAGCCGAAGGACCTACCTCCGATTATTCGTCGTGAGCCTCTGAAGGACGCTGAGGGCAAGGTTCGGTTCGTGGAGGTGCCTGAGATTAAGCCTGGTGAGTATGAGAATGTGACGGTGGTGTCTCGTCCTCTGCCGAAGGAGGAGATTGTTGATGGACGGCTCCCTGATGTCCACCCGTCTCTGCGTGAGCCTACGACGGCTGAGCCTACGGCTGAGCCTACAGCCCATACTTCATCATAGTCATCAGTTCCGCATCACCGAGATTGTAGTCCGTCGCCTTGATGTGAATACCCGCATCGTCCGGGTGACGAGGACCAAGAGAGCGGTAGGTCTCGCCCACAGGCTCGGGAATGCGCTTCATGGTCGGAAGAAGGCGCATACCAGGACGAATGCCCCGGTCATAGTCCAGCGGGATCTCGAAGGGAACATCGACCTCCTCTGTAACATGGGAGACGAAAATCTCACGGGGCTTGTCCTCACGAATGGGAAGACGGCGCATGTACGGAACGGCAGGGGCATTGAAGACCGAGGACCCTTCAGCATGGGAGAACTCCTGGTGGCACTTCAGGGGCACATTGTTATACATACCCTCAGGACGAGAGCTGTTGACCGCCTTGTTCTGCGGACGACGAGTAAAGGAACGAAGGTGAGGGTGCTTCGGAATCCCTGCCTGAATCTGCGGTGTCGAGAAGGGCAGATCTGTATCCGAGTCTCCGAACACGGACTCCACGGTGCCCACCTGACGCTGAGGAGCAATAATCTTCTCCTTCTTGGAGTTGGGGCGATTGAGGACGAAGAACCCGAGGTCCTTGGACACGATCATTTATAATCAACGGAGGTTAAAAACCCGATTGAGTAGTTCGCTTCCCGTCACCTTCTTCTCTGTGACCCTCTCAATCACCTTCTCGATGTGAACGGGCTTCTCTACGACCTTCTCAACCACCTTCTCTTTCGGGAACGCTTCAACGATACGCTGTTGAAGAGACTCGAACTCCTCTCGTGTGATAGTGGGAGGCTTGACGGGTCCTCGCTTCTTGCCCTTATCACTGCGCCCCTTACGGACCTTGGGAGCAGGAGGCTCAACGATGGTGATGGGTTCCAGCACCTTCACCTCCTTCTTCTTTAGCTTGACGGGTTCAACGACCTCCTTCCCCTCAGCCTTATCCTTTTCCCGCTGTTCCTTCTCAGCCTGAAGTTGAAGACGCTTAGCCTTCAGCATCTCGAACCCCTTCTGAAGTCCTGCCTTCTGCTTCTCGGACAAGACCTTCTTGGGTTTGCCCGTCGTCTTAGACACATCAGGAGCGGGAGCGGGAGCCTCGGTCTTACCCTGGTCAGCGGGAACTGGTGGTGTCTCAAGGCTTATCTCTTTAGGCATCTCGGCGGTTTATCAAGGTAAAAGAATATTATTTATTGGAACTCTCCATCGGCACGGACCCTCAGACGAAAATCCTTGGTTCAGGCATATTTGATAATCGAGGGGATGGTTATATAGCGGTTGACGACATTGTAGTTAGACGGTGTGCCTCCGACTGCGGTGACGACGGTGGTGGTATTGGGAGAACGGATCGCACCATCAACATAGTTGCCGACAGCAGACGGGTTAGGCTGAAGGGAGGAGATCGTTCCTCCGCCTGTGAAGTTCGATCCGTTGGCTTGAACGCCGTGCGAGTGGGGTGGAAGCGCAGTAATATCAAGGAGATAGTTGTCTGCTCCCGCCGTGACTCCGATGTTCAGTGCCGTATAACCACCACGAACCGTGTTGTTTGTTGTGTCCGGGACATTGAAGGTTGTTGTTCCATTACCCGATCCGAAGGTCGTGCCGATCACACTGAAGAGGGCAGAGTAAGTCGTGCGAGAGACGGCAGAGCCATTACAGTTCAGAAACCCCGAAGGAGCCGTAATGGACCCATACATCAGAATAGTTCCAATCGGAAGCCCAGCCTGAGTGTCGGACGGGTTCGGGGCGACATTGTAGGTATACGCAATCGTCGACATCGTTTATAACCTCACAAGAAGTTAATAGACGATGAAGGACTTGGATTACGAGGTGTGTCCTGCTGAGAACAAGCCGAAGGATAAGCGTATGGACAAGATAGAAGCCAAGTTCTTACCCAAGCTCCCTGCGACCTTCTATATCCTGGGAAGCTGTGGTTCAGGGAAGTCGAGTATTCTGTGGACTCTGTTGACGAAGGGCTATATCTATGGTAAGAAGGGCAAGTCCATCTTTGATGAGGCTTTGATTTATCTGGGGACGCTTGATGCGAAGGAGAGCTTTGAGAAACTGCCTATCAAGAACAAGCTTATCCTGGACGAGTATGACCCTGTGAGTTTCAACGAGTATCAAGACGATCTAAAGAAGCACCAGTTCGAGAGACTGGAGAAGGGCAAGTCTGCTCTGAACAGCCTGATCGTTTTCGACGATTTCGTTGGGGCAGGTCTGATGAAGAAGCACAAACCGAATGCCCCTCCTCCTATTGAGAAACTGGCTCTCACTTCAAGACACGAGGCAAATGCGACGCTTTTCATGAATAGCCAGGTGTATAAGGGTTCAGGGTTCAGTGTGCCCTCTGTCCGTAATAACATCACGACCTTCATCGTGTCTCGTATGAGCCACCAGGAACTCGTGAAGATTGCGGAGGAGCTGTCTGAGGACTACACTCCTGATGAATGGATTGAGCACTATGAGAAGGCGATGGTGACCCCGTATAACTTCGTGGTCTTAGACCGTCGTCGTCCCTTTCCTGACCGCTGGACTATCAAGTTCAGTGAGCCCTTCCCTCCAAGCAAGAAGACCCTGCGCATGAAATCTATGTCGGAGTAATAAAACGATGCCCTACGAAGTTGTGAAGATCGGGGACAAGTATGCGGTGAAGACGACGAGCGGAGTGAACAAGGGTAAGCTTCATGGCTTCACCACTAAGCCGAAGGCGGAGGCACAGTATCGTCTCCTGGAGATGATGATGAAGGGCAAGAAGAAGTAGAGGGGTCGAAGAACTCTCGGAGAGCCCACTTCATCGAGACCTCTTCTGCCTTGAACCTCTCCTCCCACTTGCGCTCACCCTTGGTTGCGTCACTGACCCCGTCCTTCTGAATGGAGATGAAGGGAATACAGGCACGGGACTTGAGGTAGTGCGCATACCACCCATCGAACTCAGGCTTTCCCTCCTTCTCCCAGTCCTTCATGCGCTCGAGAGCCCTGTCGACCTTGAAGTAGCAGAAGTGAGCCATACACCCACGAACCACATCAAGTACCATCGTCGTCAGCCCCTCATCATCAATGCGGACGATCTTATGGACACATTCACGGATACTTAACATGCCTCCGTTAAAGATGTCCCAATCATTACGAATGTCGAGGTAGTCTCGGATATGCTTGAACCTCTTGACGAAATCCTTACAGGGAATAGCGTCGTCTTCCATGATGAGACAATGCTCCTCGCCCCGCTCCTTCGCCTTCTCTAAGATTTCCCGGTGCTTGAGGAAGACGGCGTGATAGACATCGCCCATACGGAATGCCTCCTCACGAACGATCTGGAGATCACAGCCATTCCACGCCTCCTGAAAACTCTCCCAACGATCCGTGCGCTCCGAGAGGTTGATTACATGTGCGACCACCATTTACTTATTCTCTAATAGAATATATAAATGCTCCCGACGATGTCCGCCATGAGTGGTCCGAACATTCCCTACTCGAATGGTGTTCAGCCCCCGAACCCTGCGTATGTGAAGTGGGTTGCCTCGATCCCTGACTTCGTGGGTGACGCTGACCTGTTGGACTGGCTGAAGCGCAACCCTGCCCCGCCGAAGATCCCTCCCCCTGTGTCCCAGGCTGTCGCTGACTACATCGCCGATGAGGTCAAGCGCCAGGTGGCTCTGGCTCTGGCGAACAAGTAACCGTCCAAAATGGATTTGTGTTCGGCACAAAACGGACTATATACGCCGAGACAATAGACAAAGCAACGATGGACGCTACAACCAACACCGAGAAGAAGAAGATGACTGACGAGGAGAAGAAGGAAGCCAAGCGTCAGCGTGATCGTGAGTATCACCACAAGCACAAGGAGGCAATCAAGGAGAAGAAGGCTCAGTATCGCAAGGAGAAGCACGACGAGATTCTTGAGAAAAATCGCAAGTATCGTGAGGAGCACCGGGAGAAGCTTCGTGAGAAGGCGAAGATATACAACGAGGAGAACAAGGACAAGCGCAAGGAATACTACGACAACAACAGGGATAAGGTCCTGGAGGAGAAGCGTGAGTATTACCAGAATGTAACGAAGCCGAGGAATGAGGCGAAGAAGAAGGCGAAGGAGGAGACGAAGGCGATGGGTGGTGAGGACAAGGACGCACCTGTGGAGGTGACTGAGCTGTGGATCTAAAAAAAACAAAACACAAGATACAATGAGCGACAAGGACGAACAGCCCGAGGTCAGCTGGACGGAACAGCTGGAGTTCTATTTCAAAGAGACTGCGGAGAAGAGCGAATGTCTCTCTATTATTCATAGACACGCTGAGTCAATCTTCACGAGGCGCAAAGTTTTTTTGGAGTTGCCGTGTATCGTCTTGTCCGCAGTGGTCGGGTTCTGTTCCGTCGGGTCAGGGTATATGTTTGGCGGGAACCAGATGCTTAGCTCCATCACCCTCGGTGTCGGTTCACTCTTCGTCAGCTCCCTTCAGACAATCGGCTCCTACTTCGCATGGAGCAAACGAAGCGAGGGGCATCGCATTTCCGCAATACAATATGCGAAACAGCATCGCTTCCTTGTCGTCGAGCTCGGTCTCCCCCGTGCTGAGCGTATCAACCCGTCTACTTTACTGAAGCTGGTGCGTTCTGACTACGACAGACTGGCGGAGGTCAGTCCTGCCCTGCCTAAAGAAAGCACGGACTACTTCGAGAGCCGATTCAAAAAGCATACCATCTCGAAACCACCTGAGGTGAATGGTCTCGAACCTGTAAAAATCTATACAGATACAAAGGAACCTGATGCGTCTCGTCCACTCTCCAAACCCCGAGAAGAAGTGGAGAGCCATCTTCAAGGACGGGACACACACGGACTTCGGCTCGAGGGGAATGGACGATTACACTCTGAAGCACGACAGGGCTCAGAGGGACAGATACAGGTTCCGACACAAGAAGGA